GGGTGTTTCTGCGGCAGGATCAGGAGCCGAAGCCCGGCTTCAGCGTGGACCTGCTGCTGGACGGCTCGGCCTCCCGGCTGCACTGTCAGGAGACCATCGCGGCCCAGGGGTATATCCTGGCCAAGAGCCTGCTGAACTGCGGCATTCCCGTGCGAGTCACCAGCTTCTGCAGCCTGCGGGGCTATACGGTGCTGCGGGTGCTGAAGGAGTACGGCGACAAGCAGGGGGAGCGGCGGATATTCGACTATTTCGCGGCGGGCTGGAACCGGGACGGGCTGGCCCTGCGGGGAATGGAGGAGCTGATGCAGTCGGCTCCGGCGGAGAAGCATCTGCTGCTGATCCTCACCGACGCCAATCCCGACGACAGCCACCGGATTCCCCCCAACGGAAAGAATCCCATCAGCCGGGAGTATGACGGCAAGGCCGGGGTGGAGGACACCGCCGACGAGGTGCGGGATCTGCGCCGCCGGGGTATCCGGGTGGCCGCCATCTTCATGGGGGAGCAGGACAGCGTTCCGGCGGCGGACCGGATATACGGAAAGGACCTGGCCCGTATCCGGCGGATGGACCAGCTGGCCCAGGCCGCCGGGCGGCTGATCCAGGATCAGATCCGGGAGCTGGCCAATTAAAAAAGGAATATTTTTGAAAAATGCGCTCTGTTGCCCTGTATACGGCAACAGGGCGTATATTTTTCCGGGGAAAGAGGGGGGATGCAGAACGACGAAAAAGGAGGGCGGTCAATGGAACAGAAGCAGGAGCCCCAGAGGCCGAAAATCGGCACGGAGGAGGTGCGCCGGGCGGCGGATATCCTGAGACGGTACCACGCCGGGAAGCGGCAGCTGGAGCAGCGCATCATCGACAACGAGCAGTTCTGGAAGCTGCGGCACTGGCAACAGATGGAGAAGACGGGGCAGGGCGGCAATCCCGCGGACCCGCAGCCCACCAGCGGGTGGCTGGTGAACTGCATCCTGTCCAAGCACGCGGACGCCATGGACTGTTATCCGGAGCCCACGGTGCTGCCCCGGGAGCCCGGGGATCGGGAGGAGGCCCGGAAGCTGACGAGAATCCTACCGGTGGTGCTGAAGAAGAACGGGTTCAAGCGGACGTATTCCAGCGCGTGGTGGTACAAGCTGAAATCCGGGTGCGCCGTGTACGGCGTGTTCTGGGACGCGGGGAAGCTCAATGGACTGGGGGACATCGCCATCCGGCGGATGGACCTGCTGAACCTGTTCTGGGAGCCGGGGGTCACGGATATCCAGGACTCGCCTCACTTCTTCTCCACGGAGCTGCAGGACCGGGAGGCCCTGGAGGAGCGGTATCCCTGGGCCAAGGGCAAGGCCGACCGGGGCGGCTGGAGCGTGAGCCGGTATCTGTATGACGATGCGGTGGACACCTCCGGAAAGGTGCTGGTGGTGGACTGGTACTATCACACCCGGGAGAATGGACGGAAGGTGCTGCAGTACTGCAAGTTCGTGGGGGATACGGTGCTGTATGCCACGGAAAACGACCCGGATATGCGGGAGAAGGGCTGGTATGACCACGGAAAGTTTCCCTTTGTGTTCGACGTGCTGTTTCCGGAGGAGGGGACCCCGGCGGGGTACGGATATGTGGACCTGTGCAAGTCCCCTCAGAAGCAGATCGACCTGATGAACCAGGCTATCCTCAAGAATACCCTGGCCTCGGCCACGCCCCGGTTCTTCGTGCGCAGCGACGGGGCGGTGAACGAGAACGAATACGCCGACTGGACAAGGCCCTTTGTCCACACCAACGGAAATCTGGGCAGCGATTCCATCGCGCCCATCCAGACGGCGGGACTGGACAGCGTGTATGTGGCGATTTTGCAGAGCAAGATCGCGGAGATGAAGGAGACGGCGAGGAACCGTGACGTGGCCAACGGCGGCACCGCAGGCGGCGTTACCGCCGCCACGGCCATCGCCGCCCTGCAGGAGGCGGGGGGCAAGCTGTCACGGAACATGATCGATGACGGATACGAGGCGTTTTCCGACGTGGTGACCCTGTGCATCGAGCTGATCCGGCAGTTTTACAGCCTGCCCAGGCAGTTCCGGCTGCTGGGGGCCATGGGCCGGGAGGAGTTCGTCACCTATGACAGCCGGGGGCTTCAGCCCCAGGCGGTGGACGACGGCGTGATCGCCGGATACCGGGTGCCGGAGTTCGACCTGGAGGTGTCGGCCCAGGACGAGAATCCCTACAAGACCATGGAGTATAACCAGCTGGCCCTGCAGCTGTTCCAGATGGGGTTCTTCCGGGCGGATATGGCGGATCAGGCGCTGCGGTGCCTGGAGCTGATGGACTTCAAGAACAAGGACCAGCTGATGAGCAGCATCCTTCAGGGACAGGCGGCGGCCATGGAGCGGCAGCCGGTTCAGCCGGGCTCCGCCGCCGGGGCGGAGGTGCGGCCGGTCAGCGCCATGGACCAGATGCGCCGGCAGACCCAGGAGGCGGTGAGGCCCCGGTGATCTGCGCGGTGTTCGGGGAGAACCGGGTGACCCTGCGGGGTCATGCGGACTATGCGCCCAGAGGGGAGGACATCGTGTGCGCCGCAGCGTCGGCGCTGGTGTTTGCCCTGATCGGGGCGCTGGAGGAAAAGGAACAGCTGCGGGAGCTGGTGATCAAGCCGGGCCTGGTGACGGTGGCGGCGGAGGGAGACTGCCGGGCAGAGTGGCAGCTGATCCGCTGCGGGCTGGGACAGCTGGCGGGAAAATATCCGGCGTGCGTTCGCCTGGAGGCGTGAGCATAGAGGGTCGTGGCCTACCACGGAAAGGAGCAGATATGCAGGAAGCATCGGAGCGGCTGGGGCAGCTGACCCGGCCGGAGGACCCGGCGCAGGCCGGAACACAAACGGGCGGTACGGCTCCCGACGCCGGGGAGCGGCAGGAGGACTTCGAGGAGCTGATCCGGGGACGGTATAAGGCGGACTTTGACGCCAGGGTGAAGAAAATTCTGGATGGGCGGCTGCGGGGCCTGCGGCAGGAGGTCACGGACCTGCGGCAGCGGGAGAAGCTGCGGCAGGTGCAGATCCAGTACTACCTGGACCGACTGCCGGAGCAGGAGAAGCAGGTCCGGATGGTGCACCCGGAGTTCCGGCTGCAGAAGGAGATGGAGAACCCCCGGTTTTTCCGGCTGGTGCAGGCGGGGGTGGAGCCCCGGGAGGCCTATGAGATGGTGCACCGGCGGGAGCTGACCGCCAAGGCCATGCACTTCGCCGCCCAGGCGGCGGCCCGGCAGGCGGTGCGGGTGGTGGAAAGCGGCGGGCGGCGCATCCCGGAAAATGACGGGCGCAGCGCCAGCGTCAGCCGTCCGGACCCGGGGAAGCTCACAAGCCGGGAGCTGGCGGACATCCGGAAACGGGTGATGGACGGGGAGAAGATCAGCTTCTGAACCTTCGGACAGGAAAAATACGCGGAATGAAGAAAGGGGAAAACATATGATGAACGATCTGTATGACCTGCAGCTGTTTGCAGGCGAGGCCAATACCCAGACCACCGGCCACGGCGGTCTCAGCGCGGAGATGAAAACCTATTACGGCATGGAGCTTCTGGAAAACGCCAAGCCCCAGCTGGTACACAACCAGTTCGCCGCCACCAAGCCCCTGCCCACCGGCGGCGGCAAGACCGTGGAATGGCGCAAGTTCGGCTCCTTCGAGAAGGCGCTGACGCCTCTGACCGAGGGCGTGACTCCCGACGGCAGCGGCATCTCCGTCAGCTATATCACCAAGGAGCTGGCCCAGTACGGCGACTATACCACCGTGTCCGATCTGCTGGATCTGACCGCCATCGACGATGTGGTGCTGGAGATCACCGACCGCCACGGCAGCAACATGGGCCTGACCCTGGACACCGTGACCCGCAACGAGATTCAGCAGGGCAGCCAGGTGATCTATGCCCCCAAGCTGGGGGCGGACGGCGGCCAGACCGCCGTGCTGCACCGCTATGACCTGACGGAGGGGTGCAAGCTCACCAGCGAGCTGGTGGCCAAGGCCGCCACCCAGCTGAAGAAGATGAACGCCCCCACCTTTGAGGGCAAGTACGTCTGTATTCTCCATCCCAGCGTGGCCTTTGACCTGCGGCAGGACCCCGCCTGGGTGGCGGCCCATCAGTATGCCGCCGCCACGGAGCTGTTTTCCGGCGAGATCGGCGAGCTGCACGGCGTGCGCTTCGTGGAGACCACCGAGGCAAAGATCTTCCGGGGCGATGACCTGGCCAAGAACAGCCGGACGCTGAGCGTCAACGGGAAGGTGGAAAACGCCGCCGCTGTGGGCTTTGACGGCGGCACCGTGGCCGCCAATGCCCTGAAGGGCCGGTATGTGCTGGTGGGCGGCAAGCGCTGCAAGGTGGTGGGCAATACCGCCAGCCAGCTGACCCTGGACACCGCCGTGACGGCGGCGGACAACGACGTGATCTATCCCGGCGAGGGCGGCAGCCAGGGCTGCGCCGTGTACGGCTGTCTGTTCCTGGGCAAGGGCGCTTATGGCGTGGTGGATCTGTCCGAGGGCACCGAGGTCATCGTGAAGCCCAGGGGCTCATCCGGCACCGCCGATCCCCTGGACCAGCGCTCCAGTGTGGGCTGGAAGGGTATCCATGCCGCCGCCATCCTGTATGACGAGTATATCGTGCGGGTGGAGTGCGGTTCGTCCTATTCCGGCGAGGACAAGGCCAACTGACACAGGCCGGAGGCGGGCCGGGGCCCGCCTCCGGGGGATGAAAGGAGCGATTTGCTGTGAAGAAAACTGTTTTGCTGCATCGGGGCAGAAAGAACGAGGAGAATTTCCAGATCGTGTCCGTTAACGGGCGCAGCTGGAAGATCATGAAGGGCGTGGAGGTCCAGGTGCCGGACTATGTGGCGGAGGTGCTGGAAAACGCACAGATGATGGCCGACACCGCCCGGCGCTATGTGGACCGGATGGCCAACTGAGAGAGGAGGCGCGGCGATGGGGCAGATGACGGCAGGGCAGGTGCTGGCCCAGGTAGACGACCTGCTGCCCAACAGCTATCCCGGGGAGCAGAAGCGCCGGTGGCTGCGGCAGGCGG